TGCTAATTATTCAAGACCACGTTATACAACTAACAAATTGTATAGTAAACAAGCAGAAGGATTTTCTTTATTAGATTTAACAGTTAAAACTTGGAGTTAATGATATACGATAATTTAAAGAAAAATAAAAACAATATAGTTGAAGTAAAAAATAAAGTAATAATTTATTTTGTCAATGGTCCATATGTGGAAGTACAGGGAAATATAAGTTCTGATTATACCGTTGAATTCATAGATAACAAAAGTGGAAAAATTTATTATTCAACTACAATAAAAAATAATTGTTGGTGTAAATGTAGTATAGAATATTTTATAGAGTGGAATATAAAAATTTATGAAAATGGAAAATTGTGGTATGAATATCTCTACAATGCACAGGATAAGCGTGTATATATAGCAATAGATTCAAAGGCATTAGGAGATTCATTGGCTTGGTTTGCATATGTAGATGAATTTAGAAAAAAACATAATTGTAAGGTAATAACTTCAACATTTATGAATCATATGTTTATAGACCAATATCCTGAAATATCATTTGTAGAGCCAGGAACAAATGTAGAAGGATTATATGCAATGTATAAAATTGGATTGTTTTATAACGATGATAGTAGAATTAATCTTTATAAAAATCCAATAGACCCAAAAGCACAAACAATGCAAAAAATGTGTTCTGATATATTGGGATTGGATTTTGTAGAAGTAAAACCTAAAATTAAAAAAAGAAACTTACAAATAGACCCAACACTTAAACAAGTTTGTATTGGAGTATTTGGTACAGCACAATCCAAATTTTGGAATAATCCAACAGGATGGCAGACTGTTGTTGATTGGTTAAATAACAAAGGATATACGGTAAAATTACTTTCAAAGGAAGGGGATGATTATATGGGAAACAAATTGCCAAAAGGAGTAGTTCAACATCCACACGGTCCTTTGGAATTAGTTATGGATGAAATGTTAAAATCAAAAGCATTTATTGGTATAGGTAGTGGATTGAGTTGGTTAAGTTGGTCTTTAAATGTACCAACTGTTTTAATAAGTGGATTCTCATACGATTGGGCAGAAATGGAAGATTGTGTAAGAATTGCTGCACCAAAAGGAAAATGTGAAGGTTGTTTTAATAGAGTGAGATTAGACCCATCTGATTGGAATTGGTGTCCAGACCATAAAGGTACTGAAAGACAATTTGAATGTACAAAATTGATAACATCTGAAACGGTAATAAAAGAATTGGAAAAATTTTTGTAATGAAAAAGATTTGGGTAAATGGAACATTTGATGTGTTACACATTGGACATATTAGACTTATATTACACGCAGCATCTTTGGGTGTATTAAGAGTGGGTATCGATACTGATGAAAGAGTTCGTTCAAAGAAAGGAATAGAAAGACCTTTTAATAAATTAAATGACCGTATGGAATTCCTATCTGCTATTGCTGGGGTTAATTCAGTTGTATCGTTTGGTACGGATGATGAACTTCGTAATTGTATAAAAGAATGGGATACAGATATAATGGTTATTGGTGGCGAATACAAATATAAAGAAATAATAGGATTGGAGAATGTACCTAGTATTGAATTTTTTGAAAAAATAGAAGGATTTAGTACAACTAATATATTAAAAAATAAAAAGTAATATACTTATATATATAAACAATAAAAAACAAAATTATGGCAGAATTAGATAAAATTCCACAAAAACAATCAATTGAGATTGAATCGGTAAAATTAGATGAAGGTGTATTAAAAAGTATTACCGAGTTAAACCAAAAAGCAGCGGCGATTATTCAAGACTTTGGAAAAATCTACGTTAGAAAAAAAGAAATTGAATTAGATATAATCTCTATGGATGAATTTTTAGTACAAGGACAAGAAGAATTGGCAGCTACTAATAAAGAATTAAGAGATATAATCGATGCTTTAGACGAGCAATATCCTCAAGGTAGAATTAATATACAGGATGGTACAATTCAATATCAACCTGGAGCACCTACTAGAAAACAACAAGCCGAACAACAAGCACAACAAGCTCAACAACCTGCTAGTTCTGGTATGAAAGTTGTAAAAGAATAATCCGAATATTTATATAGTAAGATAACTATATGAAAGGATTAGCAAAATTTTTAGTAGAAACAATATTGGATGAAGCGGCAGGAATAGACAAAGTAGTTGTTGTCTATTCTGGCCGCTTTCAACCATTTCATAAGGGACATTACGCAACTTATGAAAATTTAGTACGCAAATTCGGAAAGGATAGCGTATATATCGGAACTTCTAATGTTACCGATTCAAAGAAATCTCCATTTAATTTTAAGGAAAAGAAAGCAATAATGATGCAGATGTTTGGGATACCATCATCTAAAATTGTTAATGTCAAAAATCCATATAGACCCGAAGAAATACTAAATAAGTATGATTCTGATACAACTGGTTTAATTGTTGTAGTTGGTGAAAAGGACCAAAACCGATTAAGTGGTAAATACTTCACTCCATATAAAGGTAAAGTAGAGCAAGGGTATTTAGATAAAGGATATGTGTACGCTTCACCCGCAACAGCAAATCCTATTAGTGGTACTGATGTTCGTTATTGGTTAAGTGCTGGTAGTGAGGAAGAAAGAAAAAAGAATTTTACAAAAGCATATCCAAAGTTTGATTCACAAATATTCAAATTAATCACTCTTAAGTTAAAGGGTTTAAAAGAATGTATTAACGAAGAAATTAAACTAAACGTAAAAATCGGAGATACTATCTTAATGGGTAGATTCAAAAACAAAAAAGTAGTAGTAAAAACAATAGGTACAGATGATTGGGGAATGCCAACAATTAATGGTAAGAAGGTAGCAACATTTAGAATTCCTAAAAAAGAAGAATTAAAAGAAGCTGCATCTAATAGTGGATTTAGTGGAGCGGATGAACCTGATACATCATTTGTAGCAGATAGACAAAAACGAATATTAAATAAAACTAAACCTGAGGGTTGGTATAAACAAGGTGGATACACTCAATTAGATAAACCTAAAGCGGATAATATGAGAGGGGTTGGTAAATCAAAAGATACTGAAACTCAATTTAGAAAATCATATTACAAAATAAATAATGTAGAAAAAAGTACATTAAATCCAGCAGATGACCCACATAAAGTTGAAGATTGGAAAGAAGTAAAACCTAAAAAAGCAATAAAAAAACCTAAAAGATTTTGGGAACTTCCTGAAAATCAAAAAGATACAATAATTTCAAAAGAAGATATTAAAGAAATAGTTGAGGATTTTGATAACCTATTAGATGAGATGGGATTAGGTGGTGGAGCTGGTATAGGTTTAAGTTTACCAGGTGGATATATCAATGGAGCACCTGATACTAAAGATGTTAAGAAATTAAAATCTAAATTAGATGGTGATGATAGTGATGAATACACTCCGGTAAAAGAAGCAACTTCATCAGAAATTATAAAAGATTTAGATAAGGTAAAAAATGATTTACTTAAAAAAGCAGATATTTTAATTGCAAAAAAGAAAAAACTTTATTCTAATGTTGATATAGAATCCCCAATGAGTACAGATGAAAAGAAATTAAATAAAGAAATTGCAGATTTATTTTCAGAAATACAACAATTAATTCAACAAAAAAGAAGTTTAAAGAAAGAATCAGTAAACGAATCAATCCTATTAGAAGGTGGGGCTTATGGACATATGAACCACCCATTTGATATTGAAATGAATCTTACATTTGGTGACTTAAAACAAATTGTAGTAAGAGCATTGAATGGTGATTTGGAATTAGCAAGAGAAAAAACCGATGGTCAAGCATTAGCAATTAGTTGGGTAAATGGTAGATTGGTTGCAGCTAGAAATAAATCACATTTAAAGAACAAAGGTGAGGGTGCTATGACAATAGGGCAAGTAGCTACTAACTTTGCTAATAGGGGTGCATTAACCGATGCATATACATTTGCAATGAAAGATTTGTCTGCAGCAGTATCTGCATTATCCGAACCACAAAAGAAAAAGATATTTAAAGATGGTGCATGTTTTATGAATTTGGAAGTAATATATCCTAAGAATGCAAACGTAATCCCATATGGCCAAAATCTTTTAGTATTTCATGGTACATTTGAATATGATGAAAGTGGTGAGGTAATTGGTGAAAACCAACAAGCTGCAAGTATATTGGCTGGAATGATTAAGCAGGTTAATAAGCATGTACAATCGACATACACAATACAAGGACCACCAATGTTATCATTGCCAAAATCCGAAGAATTGACTAAAAAGCAAGGTAAATATATTTCAATGATAAATAAATTACAATCGGAATATAAATTATCAGATTCAGCGGGTGTTGCTGATTACCATCAAGCATATTGGACCGATTTGGTAAATAAAAATGCAAAGGGTTTAGATGCACAACAAAAAATAGGATTAGTTAAACGATGGGCGTTTGGTGATAAGGGATTTCGTATCGCTACAATACAAGATGCTAAAATAAAAGCATGGGCTGATAATATGGATAAAAAAGACCAAGCTAAGATATCAAAGGAAAACATAATGAAATTTGAGGAGATATTCTTAGGTGTTGGTGCAGATGTATTAGCATTTGCGCAATCGGTACTTACAGCAAACCCATCAGATGCAACTAAAAAGATGAGAGCTGAATTGGGTAGTGCTATTAAATCATTAAAAGCAACTGGTACTGCATCTCAATTAGATAAATTAAAAATAGAATTACAAAGATTAAATTCTTTGGGTGGATTTGATAAAATTGTTCCCAATGAAGGGTTAGTTTTTGTGTATAATGGTAATACATACAAATTAACTGGAGCGTTTGCACCTCTTAATCAAATTCTCGGTATTTTTAAATTTTCAAGATAATTAATTGTTTTTCGAATTTTGATATACTTATATATACAAATATATCAAACCTAATATGGCAAGAGAATTCAATAAAAAATTCATGCATCCAACTCGTAGGAAGTTGGTTGATATGGTAATGCATGGGGCTGAATATGAAAAGGACTCATTTATTTCATTTTCTGGTGCAGATAAAAAAATTATAAAACATAAGGTTGGTGAAAAATGGACAGATGAAAATGGTAAGTCTTGGGAACAAAGTGAAGGTGGTAGAATAGAATTTTCAGAATTGGGTGATATAATGGCTGAAGCGAGAGCTTACTTAGATAAGTTAAACACTTGTAAATCTGATAATTGTAAAACAATCAAAATAGGTAGAGTTGATAAAAAGTTAATATCTAAAACCGGGTATTGTTTACACTGTCTTACTATAAGAGAGGCTGAAATAAAATATGATGGTTTGTGGAATGAGTATGAGGATTATAAGATATATTCTAATATGATTGCGCATGGTAATGATGTGGTAGCACAATTTAAGCAAGCATATAACGATGCTAAACAAACATACGAAGTAGTTCAAGAAGATGGTACAATTGAAAAATGGAGTATGGAAAGAGATGTAACCGAATTAAAAGCTGAAATACTAACTGATATAACTAAGTTTGAAGAAGAAATCGAACAGGCTACTAAATTGAGAAATGAGGCTTACGAAAAATTAAAAGATAAAAATTACGATTTAGTAAGACCACTTAACGATTAATATGAGTACTGGTATAACACAAAAGAAAACTCTAAAAGAGATAGTAGCAGAAGAATACAAAAAGTGCGCGGTAGACCCGATTCACTTTATGAAGAAGTATTGCATGATTCAACATCCGGTGAGAGGTAAGATACCATTTCACTTATTCCCATTTCAGGAAAAAACACTAACTCAATTTAAAGATAACCGATTTAATATAGTACTTAAATCACGACAAACTGGTATCTCAACTTTATCGGCTGGATACGCACTTTGGAAAATGATATTTAATTCTGATTTTAACGTATTGGTTATTGCAACAAAGCAAGATGTTGCAAAGAACTTAGTAACAAAGGTTAGAGTAATGCATGAATTACTTCCAGGTTGGTTAAAAGGCGGTTCTTTGGAAGATAACAAACTTTCCCTTCGTTTGCATAACGGTTCTCAAATTAAGGCTATTGCATCTTCTGCTGATGCAGGACGTTCTGAAGCCTTATCACTTTTAATATTTGATGAAGCAGCTTTCATTGATGATATCGATGAGATTTGGGTAGCGGCACAATCAACACTATCAACGGGTGGAGCTTGTATAGCACTTTCTACTCCAAATGGCGTGGGTAATTGGTTTCATAAAACTTGGTTAAGTGCTGAAGAAGGTAGTAGCCCATTCAATACAATTAAATTACATTGGAGCTTACATCCTGAAAGAGGTGAGGCTTGGAGGGCTGAGCAGGAGAAACTATTAGGAATAAAGAAAGCAGCACAAGAATGTGATTGTGACTTTGTTTCATCGGGTGATACCGTAATTGAGCCGGAGCTATTGATGTTTTATAAAGAATCATTTTGTAAAGAGCCATTAGAAAAAACTGGATTTGATGGTAACTTATGGAGATGGGAATACCCAACTGTAGGTGGTTCTTATATGGTTATTGCGGACGTAGCAAGAGGAGATGGCTCGGATTATTCCGCAGCTCATGTTATAGAAATAAACACGTGTACACAGGTTGCAGAATATAAAGGTAAGGTTGATACAAAAGATTTTGGAAACTTCTTAGTTGAATTATCTACACAATATAATGATGCACTTCTTGTAATAGAGAATGCAAACATTGGTTGGGCGTGTATTCAACAGGTAATTGATAGAGCATACAAAAATCTATTCTATATGAGTAAGGATTTAAAGTATGTGGATGTAGAAAATCAAATGAGAAACAAATATCGAGCGGATGAAAAACAAATGGTAGCTGGATTTTCAACAACCTCTAAAACGCGTCCACTTATTATTTCTAAATTGGATGAGTATTTTAGAGAGAAATCAGTAACCATTCGTTCCAATCGTTTAATAGATGAGTTATTTACTTTTATATTTATAAATGGTAGAGCTGAAGCTATGAAAAGTTATAATGATGATTTGGTTATGGCATTGTGTATTGGGTTGTGGGTTAGAGATACTGCACTTCGTTTAAGACAGGAAGGAATAGACCTTACTAAAAGAGCTTTAGGTGGTATAAGTTCTAATCAACAATACGAAGGAGTATATGGAGGAAACGAAATGGTTGATAACCCTTGGAAAATGAAAATTGGAGATGATATGGAAGACCTAACTCAATGGTTATAAAAAATGTAGTGTTTTGATAATTTACGATATTTATGGTATATGTCAAAATAAAGTAAACTAAAATGATTAGACTTAAAAATATCTTAAAAGAAGATGAGTATGTAGACCAAGCCTATAAAGCTGGTGATACTCCAACTGATAATCCAATTGATGATTATGATGAATTGGATGTTGAGCAAGAAGATATGGATGATTTCATAAACTTCTTAAAAGGATATTCAACTCAATTAGAAGAAGCTAATTGTAATTGTGTATATGAAGCAGAATATAAGGGTAGAGAAGTAAAGTTAGGTAAACCAACACAAGGTGATGTTAAGAAGTTTAAGGTATATGTAAAGAATCCTAAGACTGGTAAAATCATTAAAGTAAACTTCGGACAAAAAGGAATGGTAATTAAAAAAGATAATCCTGCTGCTAGAAAATCGTTTAGAGCAAGAATGAATTGTGATAATCCGGGTCCAAGAACAAAGGCAAACTATTGGAGTTGCCGTAAATGGTAAAATAAATTATGGCAGAACAAGAATTGGATGATAGAAGTTTTTTTGGTAGGTTAAAGAAATTATTTTCAACAAACGCAATTGTAACCGTTGATAAAGATGGTAAGCGTACGGTTGTTGATACCGAAGAACGCCAACAAAGCACAAACTTTGTAAATCTTAAAGATAGATATACAAAATTACAACGCTCTTATTACGATAGTAATGCGGGAGCACAGTCAATGGCATATCATCAGGTTCGTAGAGAACTTTTTAGAGATTACGATGCAATGGATTCAGACCCAATCATTGGTTCGGCTTTAGATATATACGCAGATGAATCTACAACTAAGAATGAATATGGTGATGTTCTTCAAATCAAATCTACAAATGAAAATGTAAGAGATATGTTACATAATTTATTCTATGATATAATGAACATAGAATTTAATTTATGGCCTTGGATTAGAAATTTAGTAAAATATGGTGATGCTTTTATAGCATTAGAAATTATGCCTGGTAAAGGTATTATCAATGTCGCTCCTCATTCAATCTATAATGTAGAAAGATTAGAAGGTACTGA